GGGCTGGTAGGTCAGGCCCTGCGCGTCGAGCGCACGGTCATGGCTGGTGAGGCCGATGGTGACGCCGTCGCGCCGGTCCAGCCGCCAGCAGAAGGCGAAGGCGCAGAGCTCCTGCACGAGAATCGTGGCGTCGCTCATTCGCGGATTTCCATCAGCTGCACGGAGGGGACAATGCCCGCCGCGAAGGTCTCGCGGTCGATCTCGAGCCGGTCCTCGGCGAAGCGGACCGGGACGTCGAAGGCAAAGCCCGCCGTCACCAGCACGCCCTCGGCCGGCGCGGTGTCGAAAGCAATGACGCCCTGCCCCAAATGGCTCCAGCCGCTGATCTGCTCCACACCGTCCAGCGCGACGCGGATCGAACCCGCGACCGGACGGGTGATGAAACGGATTTGCGGATCGCTCCCGGAGCCATAGCATTTGACGAGCGTGAACTGGCTCTGCGCGCCATCGCCCTGCCCGATGGTTTGATCCAGAGGATCGGGGTCGCTCCCGAAATCGCCCGAGACATTGTCGAACGGATCGTGGAAGCGGAATCCCCGAGCCGCGCCGCGCCGCGCCCGGAAGAAGGCGATCAGCGTCGCGATGTCCGCCTCGGACCTTATGCCCGGCCCGGCGTCGAAGCTCATCCGTGCGTCGGCCCACTGCGTGCTGCGCTGCTCATGACCCGAGACGCTCTCGATCACCCGCGTCGAGAAGCTTGGGGCCACCTGCGCGCGGGCGCCGATGTCGAGCGGGAAGGATATGTCGTCAAAGGCCTGCACGTCCGCGTCTCCCGATAGGCTGAACAAGGTGAAGCCGTCGCGCGCCACTTGCGGCAGCGCCCAGATGAAGGTCGCGGCATAGTCATCGCGCGCGGCCTCGGCGGCGGCCGCGATCCGCGCCCAGGCCTGCGCGGTGTCATCCGCATCCAGCCCCGCCGCGACGAAGCCGGCGAAAAAATGCTGCTCCGCTTGCGGATAACCGAGCCGGTCTGTGATCGCCGCGCGGCCGGCACGCGAGCGGGCGACCTGTCCGCCGGTCACCCATTCATAATCCTCGACCTGAAGCACATCGAATGCGGGATGCGCCCAGCCAAGCGGGGCATTGGCGCGCCGGATCTCCGGCGCGGCGGGATCGAACACGCCCGGCAGATAGACGAGCAGCAGCAATTGCGCGCCTGGCGCCGCATCGCGCACGGCATCCGCAAGCGCTGCTGTCGACGTGGCCAACAAGGCGCCCGCCGCATCGAGCAGGGCGATCTGCCCGGAATCCAGCGTCGCGCGGACGCTCGATATCTCAGGCGGCGATCCTCCGAACGCCGTCACGGCGGCTGCGTCATAAAGACAGGGCCGCCCGTCCGGCATGACCCACCACCAGGGCTCGCCGATCTGTAAGCGCACTGGCAGGCCAGCATCGCTGGCAATGCCGACGAATGCGCTCGCCACCGCCTGCAGCCACGCCATTGCATCACCATTGGCCGGCGACAGCAAGGTCGACGGCGGTGACCAGCCGGTCAGCGCGGGCGACCCGTCATGAGCGCGCTGTTTCCACGCGTCTGGGCACCAGTCGTCGAGCAGTTCATAGCTCAGCGACAGGATGAGATCGAAGCCGAACGCCTTGGCCCGCACGGCGAAGTCGGCATGCCAGCGCGCGCACGGCGTGTTGAGCGCCCCGCCCACCGCCGTCGCGACATAGCCCCCGCCGCTTGGGCTCAGCCGCGGATAGTGGCTCATCCCGACATAATGATTGATCGCGCCGCGATAGCCGAGCGCCAGCGCCTGGCGCAGCACGCGCTCCGGCGTCTGGTTGTAGAGATCGTCATAGCCGGTCGCGATGCTGAAGCCATGTTCCGGGACCGTGATATCGCCGATGGCCAACACCGAGCGCGGGCCGGTGCAGGCCATATCCGTCAACGTCACCCATGCCTCGACGCCCGCCGGGAAGACGGTCGTCCCGGCGTCATAATCCTCGGGGATGATCGAGATGAACATCCGGTCGATATCGTGCGGCCAGACCGGGTCGGCCTCGCCCGGCAGCAGGAAGCCGCCGGACAGCACGTCGAAATCGAGCGTCACCACGGCGTCCGTCGGGTCGCCGGATGCGTAATTCCACAGCCGCACATACCAGCTGCGCGCGGCGCCGTCCGCGTCGCGCCCTTCGATGGTCAGTGTCGGGCCGTTGACCGCGTCGAGCGCCTTCACGCCGCTCGATTGCCAGCGAAACTTGAGCACGCAGCCCGAGAAATCGCGGTCCGTCTCATAAGCCAGCAGCGGGTGATCCCAGCGGTCCGCCGCCTCCCAGAGCAGCCCCGCCAGATCGCCGGAGGTGTGAAAGACCGCATCGACGCGCAGGCCGTCAGCATCGACGGTCACGACGCTCGCCATCATCGGCCGCGGAAAATCGACGGTCCAGAAAGGCGGCGAGAAGCGCTTGACGACGCCGCTCTCCTGATCGCCGCGCACGGTCGCGAGCCAATGGGGCATTGGATTCTCCTGAAATGGGTTCACGCGGAGACGCGGGGACGCGGAGAGAAAGGGAAGAAGAAAGGCACTCGCGCAGAGGCGCAAAGGGCGCCGAGTGAGAGGAAAGAGGCGCAAAGCGCCTCAATCATCACCGGGCGCGGTGCATCGCAGCCAAGGCCGAACCCCTCCGCGTCCCCGCGTCTCCGCGCGAACCATTCTTCTCTCCGCGGCCTCTGCGTCTCTGCGCGAAATCTCTAATCCGCCAACGCACCCCTCACGGCTCGCGCCACCTGGCGCGCGCTGCGGGCGAGCGCCTTGGGCGCGTCCTGGCCATTGCCATTGACGGTGATCGAGACGTGCACGTCGCGCTGCGCGGGTTGTCCGCCCGTCACCACCTGGCCGCTGCTCGTCGGCACGAACAGCTCCGGCCCGCGCTCGCCGACCAGATAGGCCGTGCCGGGCGAAACCGGCCCGCCGGTCGCGCGCCCGGCCGCGCCGGACCCTGTCCCGAACAGGCTGGACGCAAAGCCCGCAAGCCCGCCGCTGCCGCCGACCGCCGCCGATGCGATTTGCGAGAGGACCGTCAGCGCCGTCTTGCCGAGATCCTCGAAGCCGAGTTTGCCGCTGCGCACCGCGCCCAGCAGCCCCGCCTCGATCGCCTGCCCGGCCTTGTTCGCGCTGCTGACCAGCGGCCCCTCGAGCTGCGCGCGCATCTGCGCGATGTCGCTGGTGAACTGCGCGAGATCGATGGACGGCGCGGTCGTGTCGAATGGATCAGTCATCGGGATGCATCTCCTTGAGACGGGCCATGGTCGTGCGGTCGGGCGGCGTCGGGACCGCCGGGGTCAGCGCCGCGAGAACCGCAAAGGCCGTCTCCAGCTCATCCGGCGTCGTGCGCCAGAACTCGTCCGGTCGCCAGCCGAGCAGCAGCCCGGCCTGGCCGGCCAACCGCCGCGCATTGTCCGTGAAACTCATGCCGAGCCGCTGAGGATCTGCCGCAAAATGCTGCGCAGCACGGGTAGCGCCGCACCGACACCTTGCTGCACAAGCGCATCGCCGACCGCCTCGCGCGGCACGTCGCGGTCAGCCAGGCAATGCCAGATCAAAGCGGCCATCTCGCCAAGCAATAGCCTGCCTTCCGCCGCCCGGTCGACCAGCGCCAGCAGCGGCCCCAGCTCGCTTTCCGCCGCGACCAATGCTGCAAAGCTCGGCCGCACAATGAAGGTGGCGAACAGGGTCTCGCCCCGCGCCACATTGGCGCTCACAGCGCCGCCACGACGCCGGAGCTTTCGAGGCTGAGCGTGTAGCTGCGCTCGCCATTATAGTCGCCGGCATAGTCGAGCCGCGTCACGAGGAACTGGCCGCGCAGCTTCTCGCCGCTCTCGAAGCTCAGCTCATAATCGTCGATGGCGCCGGCGAGGGCATGATCGCGCAGCCGCACTTCCGCGTCCGATCCGGTGAAGATGCCCGCGCCCGAGACGCTGACCGTCCGCACGCCCGCGCCCGGCAGCAATTGCCGCCAGCCGCCGCTGTCCTTGCTGGTGATGTTGACCGCCTCGCCATTCACCGAAATCTGCGTGGTGCGCAGGCCGGCGATGGTCGTGTAGGCCACGGGCGATCCGCCGTCGCCAATCTTGAGCAGGAATGCGCTGCCCTTTTCCACTGCCATGAGCTTGTCCTTTCCGGGGATGAGGGATTTGGTTCACGCGGAGACGCGGAGACGCGGAGGAGGAAGAGAAAAGATCATCGCGCGGAGGCGCAGAGGACGCGGAGAAGGGAAAATGAGGCGCAAGGCGCCTCGAAATCCAATGGTGCGTAACCGTCTGCGGGAGGGATGAATCTCTCCGCGTCTTCGCGTCTCCGCGTGACTTTCTCTGCGTCCTCTGCGCCTCTGCGCGACTCTCTATTGCGCCTCCGCGCGAAAATCAGACCAGCCGCGCCAGCCGGATGACATAGTCGATCGCCGCGCGCCATTCGGTGTCGCGGCGCTGGATGCGGGTGCGCTCGAAGGCGAGATTGGTGATCCGCCAGTCGCTGAGATCGCCGTCCATGCTGCGCAGCAAATCGTCGACGCGGTCGAGGATCGCGGTCACCGCCGAGAGCTGGTCGCCCCGCAATGTCAGTTCGATCGTCTGGCGCAGCGTGACGCCATCGACGCCCCGCGCGCCCCAACCGCCGGACGTCGCAACGCCGACCAGCAGCCAGGGCGGACTCGCCTTGATCGGCTCGCCGTCGCTGATTTGGTTCACCAGCTCGCCCAGCGTTGCATCGCCCCTGAGCGCAGCGACGATCGCCGCCCGCGCGGCCAGCTCCGCGCTCATTTGAGCACCATGCGCCGCCACGGCCGCCACAAGGCCGCGACCGATGCCGGCGGCCGCGCGTCCGTGCCTTCACGCAGGGCATGATAATCGCCGGCGAGCCGGATGATGCCGTGGCGGATCGCGTCGGGGATGCCGTCGGTATCCGCTGCCAGCCCGGCGCGGTAGCTCACATGGATGCGCCTGGCGTCGCCGGCGTCGCTGACCCGCACCCAGCCGTCGCCATTGCCGTCGATATCGACCGCATAGGCATCGACACCGAGTGCGAACTCGTCGCCACTCGCGGGCACGCCGGCTACCGCCGTGATACTCGTCACCGGACGAACCGCCAGCGCCCGCCACTGCGGACAGGCGTCCATCAGCTCCTCGACGCCGCGCTCGATGAGCAGCTGGCCGATGAAGCGCTCGGCGAGGTCGGTCGCCGCGCGAATGAGGTCGGTCAGCAGCGCGTCCTCGTCACTGCCGGTGATGCGCAGATAGGATTTGAGGCTGTCCAGCGGCGCCGCGAGCGCACCGCCGCTTTCGATGGTCACGGTCATGAAAGGGGGAGACCTTTCTTCAGGTCATGATAAGAGTGGTCGTCCTGCCGGAAGGGGAGAAACCGGCAGGACGACCTGCAGCGAGGCGCAGCACGCCCCGCAGCAATCAGGACGCGGCGAACTTCATCAGCTTGCCTCCGCCTCGTTTTACGAGGCGGCGAACTTCATCAACTTGATCGCCTCGCTGTTGGAGACGGCGCCGCCGATGCGCTTCACCGCATAGAAGTTCACGAACGGCTTGTTGGTGAAGGGATCGCGCAGGATGCTCGTCTCGTTGCGCTCCGCGATCACATAGCCGTGCATGAAATTGCCGAAAGCGATCGAGAAGCTGTCCGCCGCGACATCGGGCATGTCCTCCGCCTCGATCACCGGATAGCCAAGCAGGCTCGCCGGCTGGCCCGCGATCATCGAGGGCTGCCAGAGGAACGCGCCGTCCGAGGTCTTGAACTTGCGGATCCTGGCGAGCGTCGCCGAGTTCATCACGAACACTGCGCCCTGACGATAGGGCGAGCGCAGCGCCTGGACGAGATCGATGAGCTTGTCCTGCGGATTGGTCGAGGCGAAGGCGCCCGCCGCACCCGAGGCGACATATTGCAGCGTCCCGAACGCGCGCACCGCGTCCACCTCGTTGGTGGTGGTGTAGCTGAGGAACCCCTTGGGCTTGTTGGTGCCGTTGCCATTGACGAAGGCCGAGCCCTCGGCATTGGCGAATTCGCGGGCAATCTCGTCGGCGAGCCAGCCCTCGACGTCGAACTGCGCGTCGTCGAGCATCGCCTGGCTGGCCGAGGGATTGGCGTAGAGCTCACCCGAGGGCGGCACGATCTCCTGGAAGGTCGGCGTCGCTGTGTCGGGGCGCGATCCGGTCTCGGACGCCCAGCCGGAGACGACCCCGCCGGTCGTCACCAGCTTGCGATAGCCGGCGGTGCCGGTGCGCACGACATTGGCGACCGCGCGGATCGGCGAGATGGACTTGAGCGCCGCCTCGATCATCTGGTCGATCTCGCGGGGAACCGCATAACCACCGGCGCCCGGGCTTGCGCCGGTGAAGCTCTTGAGCTCGACGCCCGCCTCGATGCCACGGCGCAGATATCGGTCGGTGAAGGCCGTGCGCGCCGGATCGGCCTCGCTCCCCTTCGCCCCGTCGAGCGCCGGGCGGCCTGCCCTCTCGGCCTGCAATTTCATCGCCTCGCCGAGCGCATCGACGCGCTCCTCGAGGCCCGCAATCCGGTCCGCCTGCAGGATCGCGTCAAAGCTCTCCTCCAGCGCATTCGCTTTCACTTCCAGCATGGTCATGTCTCCTGCTTCAGACAAAGAAAGCCCCGCCGAAGCAGGGCAAAGAAAAGGGCCCCGAAGGGCCCGAGAGTATGGCAGTAGCCCCTCCCCTTCAGGGGAGGGGCTAAAGATGGTTCATTCCACCGCATGCACGCGTGCCAGCGGCTGCATCGGATGCGTCACCAGGCTCACCTCGACCAGATCGAGCGCGTCGAGCCGACGCGGCTTCTCACCTTCCGCCGCGACCACGCGATAGCCGAAGGAGAGGCCGTCCAGCCTGCCCTCCTTCAAAAATGCTGCGGCCTTTTGCGCGGTCGGGCCGCGTCCGTCGATCCGCCCGATCACCCGCAGCCCGCGTTCATCCTCGCCGGCCAACTCGATCATTCCGATGCGCTGGTCAGGGCCATGCTGCCAGAGCAGAGGCACCGCCTGCCCGGCGAGGCGCCTGAGGCTGTCGGCGAAAGCGCCGCGACTGATGACATCGCCACCATTGTCGAGCCGGTCGAAGATCGCCGCATAGCCGGCGAAGCGCACCGGCTCGCCTGACATTGCTGCACCGCTCATGGGCGCAGCATGCGCAGCAGGTCGAGCTTCGCGGCGAGGCCGAGCAGCAGCAAGGCGATCGCAATCCGGGCAATCCAGCCCAGTGCCGCATTGCGCGCCGCGCGCTTGGCGTCGCGCCAGCCGCGCAGCAAGTCGCGCAGCTCGCGCACATCCTCATGGGCCCGCGCGTCGGCGAGGCCCAGCCGCTCCAGCGCCCGCGCCGCGCCGAGATCGCTGGCCTCCTCGACGAGCGCGCGGATCATGACCAGATCGCCGCCGTCCATCTCGGCTTGCGCGACGAGCAGCGCCAGCATCTCACTGTCGGACCGCGCGTTCATCACAGGCCCTCCGCGATGCCCAGCATCGCCCTTTTTTCGTCATTGGTGAGGAAGTCCGCCGCCGCGACCCGGTCCCAGAGCATGGCGCGATCCTCGATCAGTGCCGGCAGCGCGTTCATGTCCACGCTCAAGGACAGCCCGGGCATGAAGCCGCGCAATCCCTGCGCCAGCCCGCCCAATATCTTGTCGGCGAGCGGCAGCACGGTCTGCCGCCATAGCGCCTTGTTGGCCTCGCGATAATTGGCATAGGTGCTGTCGCCGGGCAGGCCGACGAGCACCGGCGGCACGCCGAAGGCGAGCGCGATGTCACGCGCCGCCGCGGCCTTCAGCTCGACGAAATCCATGTCTTGCGGTGAGAGGCTCATCGCTTGCCAGCTCAGGCCCCCTTCGAGCAGCATCGGCCGCCCGGCATTGCCCGCGCCCTGATAGACCGCCTCGAGCTCGGCCTTCAGCCTGTCGAACTGGTCAGGCGACAGGACCGCGCCCTCGCCGCTGTCATAGACCAAGGCACCGGAGGGCCGCGCCGCATTGTCGAGCAGCGCCTTGTTCCACTGGGTCGCGGCATTGTGGATGGCGACCGCGCCGGCCGCCGCGCCGAGACAGCCCAGGCCATAATGATCGTCGGCGGGGTTGAGCGACTTCAGGTGGATGATGGCGGTGCGCCCCGCCGCATCCTCGCTCGCATAGCTGGTGACGCTTTCGCCGGCCCGGTAGCGATAGGCGCGCGGCCAGCCCTGCGCGTCCGCCTCGATCGTCACCCGGTCGGGCCGCAGCGCATAGAGGCCTGCCGGGTGGCCGTCCGGGCCATGACCGATCTGGACGTATCCGTTTCCGTGCAAGAGGATATTGGCAGCCAGCGTCTCGACGAGGCTCTGCCCGGCGGCACGACGCTGCACCAGGGCGAGCGCCGCCGCCGCGTCATCGGGCTTGTCGGCGCTGGCGATGAGCGCGGCGCTGCCTGTCGCTTCGCTCACCAGCCGCAAGGATCGCTGCGCCACCGGATTGGCCAGGATCGCCGCGCGCAGCTGCGCTTCATAGCTGTGCGGCCAGTCGCCCTGCCCGCTCCAGCCGGCACTCAGCCAGGCGCGCGCCAGCGGCGGCCGCGGGGCCTGGCCCCCGGCCTTTCGTCCGAAGAATTTCAAAGGAGGTCTCCTCAATTTCAGTCGTCATGGACCCTGAAACAAGTTCAGGGTGACGAATCCT